CGCTGACCGAGGAATACCACCGGCTGAACATCCTCAAGACCGGCCAGCTTCTGGACGCGGATGGCTCGGTGCTTTTTGACTATTTCACCGAGTTTGGTGAAAGCCAGCAGGCTGTGGTGGATTTTGATCTTGATAACGCAGGTGCCACGGACGGCGCGCTGCGCAAGAAATGCGCCGGTGTTATTCGCCAAATGGCCAATATTCTGGACGGCTTACCTTATACGAGCGTGATTGCGCTGTGCGGGGATGCGTTTTTTGACGATCTCATCGCCCACCAGGAAGTGCGTGATACCTACAAGGGCTATGCGGATGCGGCCTCGCTGCGCAATGCCTACATCAACGCGGGCAATTCCGGCATCTACGGCGCGTTCGAGTTCGGCGGGATCACCTGGATGAACTACCGCGGCGGTCAGAATGTCGGCATCGAGACCGATAAGTGCCATCTTGTGCCCATGGGTGTGCCGGGGCTGTTCCGCACGGTTTATGCGTCTGCCGATTACATCGAGACGGTGAATACACCCGGACAGCGGCTCTATGGCAAGCAATATGAGATGCCAAACGGCAAGGGCGTTAACCTCGAGTTCCAGATGAACGCGCTGCAATACTGCACCCGTCCACGTGTGCTGATTCCAGCCAAGCGCACATAATCCGAAAGGATCAAAACCGTGGCCTCCATGTTTGACGATCTTGAGGTATTCCTGTCGGGTGCTATTGGCGGCATGTTTTCGGAAGTTGCGGTTCTGCGCCCAAGGCTGCGCCTGCCTTATACTGCCAGTATGCGGGATCCGGGCCGCGCGCCGCATACAACAAAGGGTGTGTTCTCTGACGGCCCTGGCCTTTCGCCGATCAGCGGGGCAGGGGGCAGCTTTGGTGGCGACCGGATGTTGAATGCCAGCGTGGCTGAATTTTGGATCGGTCCCGCGGATGCGGGGCTGGTCCCTTTCGAGATCGAGCCGGGTGATCAGGTGCAGATATCGCAGCGACCCGGCCAGCCAGTTTATACGATTTCTGCAATTCAACGGACGGCGACTGGCGAGATCAACCTTGTCATGTTCGACACCCCAAATTTGTAAAAGGAGGCTGGTGATGCCGCGTTTTGCCATTACCGAAACAGCAGGCCGCATCGTTGCTGGCCACACCAACACGGGCGTTGGGTCTGTTCTAAGCATCAGTGACGCACAGGCCGCGGATGCGCTCAAAAGCGGTCAGCTTGTGGCGCTTGATGTCAAGGTGGCGCGCAAACCAAGGGGTAAAGAAGACTCTGAAGAGGTGCTATTAGATCCAGAACAAGCCAAGTTGGACCAATCTGCGTCTGCGCTATAGGCCCAGTATGCGCATCGGGATTGACCTTTCACCGGACCTTATCGCGCTGATGGCGCAGCAGGTTGTGGCCGCCGAAAAGGCCACCAGCAAAGCGATGCAGATCGCAGGTGGCGATCTCAAATTTGCGTGGCGTCAACAAGTGGTGTCCGCCGGGCTTGGCACGCGGTTTGGCAATACGGTGCGCAACCTCAATTTCCCAAAAGGGCAAACCAGTCTGCGCGCAGCCTCGCTGGTCTACACAAAGGCACCGCGCATTCTCAGCGCGTTTGAGCGCGGTGCCACAATCAGATCAAAGAGTGGGTTTTACCTGGCAATCCCAACTGAGGCAGCGGGGCGTGCTGCGGGTGGGCGCAGGTTCTCGCCGGGCGAGTGGGAGCGCAGGCGGGGGATCAAGCTTCGGTTTGTATACCGACCGCGCGGTGGCAGCCTCTTGGTGGCTGAGAAGGCACGCCTGAACACCAAAGGCATCGCCGCGCTCTCGCGCTCTAAGACAGGGCGCAATCAGGTCACTGTGCCGATCTTCATTCTTGTGCCGCAGGTGCGGCTGAACAAGCGACTGCGCTTGATGGAGGCCGCTGATGCAGCGATCTCGTCAGTGCCAAGGCTGATCGTTGCAAATTGGATTGAGGACCGCCTTTGATGATGAGCAAGCGCGAAACAATTTTGCAGGCTTTACACTCCGTGCTGTTGGGGCTGCCACAGGCAGCATTGCGTGACGGCATCTTGCCTGAACGCATCCCGCCTGATGGGCTGTTTATCTTGCGTGATGGTGAGCCCGGGGATCCGGAGGTGACGCTGTCGCCGCTGACATATCACTACGAGCACAAGGCCGAGATCGAAGCGATCGTGCATGTGGCTGATCACCGCGATGCGAATTTTGACATCATGACCTCCGCTCTTGGTGCGGCTCTGCATGCAGATAGGACCCTTGGTGGTCTTTGTGATTGGGTTGAGGCCGCGGCCCCACAGATCATCGATATGCCGGTTGAAGGTGCGGCTGCGTTCAAGGCCGCGATCATTCCGGTCCATCTTCACTACACCACCAGCGATCCACTGGTCTGACCCATTCCCAATAGGAGAATTCCCATGGCACGAGCCCAAGGGGCGCGCGCGCAGATGGCGCTAGCGTTCGAGACGACTTATGGCCGAGGTGCGGCTGAATGTACGTGGGATGTAGGTTGCGTAGTGGTCAAAAACTGGTTGTGGCTTGACGACCGTGCCCGTCTTCTTGCTGGTACCACAGGTCCAGCTGCGCAAGCGGCTGGACCTGGATCTTGATGCCAAGGCCGCGCAGGCGCGGATGCTGAAGGAGATTGCGGCGCATTGGGTTGCAGCTCGACGGTGACTGTTCGCAATACATTACGCGAGAGTGGCGCGGACGTCTGCCATGGGAATGAAGACACGGCTTGGACTTTCAGGGTCGCCGAGTGACCGGAAGCCAAGATTGATATAAAATTTCCAGCGCTGGTCAAAATTCTGGTCTTCAAGAACATCGAGAACAATTGCGGCAGCGCCCATTTGTTCAGTAATATTCAAGCACCGCGTCATGGCATCCAGTAACAGAGCAGTTCCCAGTCCTTTCCCTTGCATGTCCTTTCGAACTGCGACTGCCCGAACGTAGATGACTGGGATGTCCGGAATGCCTGACCGTTTCCACTTTGGCGGGCCATGGATGGCGCGGACAGCCATCGCGCTCAGGGTGTAAAAGCCGAGAACTGCGGGATCATCCCTCGATGTTGCTACCCAAGCGGTTACCATCCCAGACTTGATCTGATCCGCGAGCGAAGATTTTAGGAAGTTGTCGATTGGTCCGAAACCGCAAGAGAAAGCGCTGCGATCATGCAGCGCCTTCTCGAATTTTGCAATGGAAAGAGCGGCAGTTCCTGCTGCGCTATCAGATGGCATCCTTCAGCAGGCCCTTCGATGCTTCAGCGGCACGCGCTAGACCAGGTACCATTTTGCCAGGTGCATCGACGGCATTCCGGAAGGCTTCGAAGGTTTCATGCGGTAAAATCGAGAGTGACATGCGCTGCTCTACTTCCTGCGCACGCAGCAGCGCAGCCTGACGGATAAAGTCAGCTTCTTGCAAACCGGTGGCTGCAGCCGCGGCGCGGATCCGCGCCTCATCAGCACGGTGCATGCGCAGCTCTTTGCGCGCTTCCATCTTGCCGGGGGTAGGCGTGACTTTCTCAATGGCGAACATGCTTAATCTCCTTTAGTCAAGAATGTACGGCTATATTCCGTACGTGTCAAGAATGATGGTTCGCCAAAGGTGGAGAGCCAAAGCCTCAGAACAACGCACTGGACCAACATGTCCTCCCCTCGCGAGACAATTCTCACCGCCCTGGCGGACCTGCTCAGCACAGTGCCGCATGTCCCGGTACTGCGCCCGAGCGCATCCCGATTGCAGGTGCAATTCAGTTCCGCACAATACAGTATAATCATCTTGAAAAGGAATTCCCATGGCACGAGCCCAAGGGGCGCGCGCGCAGATGGCGCTGGCGTTTGAAAATACTTATGGCACGCCACCTACGAGTGGCTTTACCCGCATTCCGTTTGCCAGCACGTCGCTGGGGGCCGAGCAGCCTTTGCTGGGCTCGGAGCTGTTGGGCTATGGACGTGATCCGCTGGCGCCAATCAAGGACGCTGTGACGGCGGACGGCGATGTGGTGATCCCGCTTGATGCATCCTCGATCGGCTTTTGGCTCAAGGCCGCGTTTGGCGCACCGGTCACCACCGGCGCTGATGCGCCCTACAGCCATGAGTTCCGATCGGGCAGTTTTGTTTTGCCGTCCTTTTCAATTGAGACCGGCATGCCCGAGGTGCCGCGCTTTGCGATGTATTCCGGCTGCATGGTCGACAGCATCAACTGGCAGATGGCGCGCTCCGGGCTGCTGACGGCGACGGTGAGCCTT